TGACGGCACGGTTGTTACTTCAGTGGATGAAAGCAAGCCAAAATATTATTACTACAACGACAGGCCGTTGCCCATGCTTAACCCATACCGCATTGCAATGGAGTTTTATTTGAAGGAGAAGACATGAACGCAAATGAAGAACTCACCAAGCTGGTCATGGAAAGCTATGACCAAGGGGTCAAGGATGGGTTTCAAGCAATCTTGCAACTCATTAAGGAACTGCGCCCTGCGATCAAGCCGCTTGAGGGGATGGGCAAAGGCAAGACCACGCATGAATGGTTTGACATTTTGGTAGCCGCCATTGAGGAGAAGATATGACCCCGCGAAGTTTTGACATTGACACTTGCAAGGAAGTTGTAGGGGATGCGCGGATGAGGGTCATTGAAGCTAAGGCCCGACAGGATGCCGACAACGGCGTTATGGATGCACCAGCAATGGCAAAGGGAACCTACTGGGATGGGGCGTATTCATACATGGAGTATGTCGTGTATGTAACAGCGCATGAGAAACGATTGGCGCGGATTCAACGGATGAAGGAGCGAGCATGAGCCCAAAAATTGAAGCCCTGATAAAAGCAACTGGGTGTGCTGACGTAGGTGAATTGTTTGATCGTTCAATTCGGCTAGGTCAAGTGTTGCATCAATTCAAACAGGAACATGGGCGCATCATGAACGCCACTGAACTGAGATACCTTGAAGCAGTGGTACACGCTACACCACAGGAGAGAACATGAAAGACCCAGAGGACGAAGCATTCGAGGAGTTGGCGCTCAAGCAGGGCCAATGGAACCACATCAGTGGTTGGAGGAAGCGACAGATTGAGCGGGACTTTGCCGCCATAGATGAAGCAAACAACATCCGCAAGAAACAAATTGCACACATGGACATGCACAGCCATCCCGCCGAGTTTGTCCACCTGCACCGCAACGACACCATCGAAGAGGTGGCGAAGGAATTGGAGACGAAATTCACTGGGCCGTTCGGTCGTGACACAGTGCAGTCGTTCGCAACATTTGTTAGGAGCATGAAGAAATGATGCCACCACCGAGTAAAGAACTGTGCCTGATGATGGCAAAAGTCAACTTCCCACGCGATGAAAAACTTAGCTGGACTTGGTTGTTCGCTTGGGGTTTCCACGAAGCGTATGTTGAGGGTTGGTACGAAGGAGTGAAGCTATGAAAGCAGAGAAAGTGTTCATGGCGCTTATGCGTTCCAAGGGATACATAGATGATGACTTCAAGATGGAGAAGGGTAGGTACATCAACTCCAACATGCAGACACGCTGGAATTATTTCTTGGCTGGCTGGGAAATGAGAGGTGCCGTATGATTTTTCTAATCAAGAAGCGCAAGCTGGTGATCGACATGTTCACCTTTCGGCAAATGGTGTTCGATGCGGCAAAGCCCAAAGCGGCGGCGCATTTCTACCCGCAGTGGTGGAAGGATTTAAAGTTGGAGATGCCCATCCCAAACAGTCTGTTCCCTACTGCCACCATGAAGCGGTGTATGGGGTTAGTTGATCACTACAAATATGGCATTATTCAGCCACTGTGGTCGGATTACACGGTGGAGACAGGGCCAATAGGCGATTCATATTGGGCCGCACAATTCTCTGACACTATAAGCACCATGAGTCAACACGCCACAATCCTACGTGGTGCGTATGCGCCAGATTCCCACTATTGCCACATGAAGTTAGATAACCCTTGGGCCGCACGGTGCAAAGAGAACGTCTACTTTAAGTGGGAACAACCTACGTGGAGTATGCCGAACCTGTCCAGCTACATCTTGTTGCCGGGTACAGTTGAATTCAATTACCAGTATTCGATGAATGTGAACCTGCTGTTCATCAAGGGGGCGACCAAGACCACACACCGATTGAAGTTTGGGCAACCGCTGGTACATCTAACGCCGATGACTGACCGACCGATCGATCTGCGATACCACATAGTTGACCGAGAAGAGTACAACAGATTTATGCAGGGTGAGAAGTTGAGCAACGTCAACAGATACCGCGAGTACCGCAGGGTGCGTGAGTCCGAGGAAAGCAAATGCCCGTTTGGGTTTGGAGGAAAGACATGAAGGGGGGCGCAAGGCCGGGCAGTGGACGCAAGCCCACACTGATCGACGAGCGTAGAGCCTTGAGCCTACACAAGCAGGGAGTATCAATGCGGGAGATCGCCGAGCGGTTCGGCGTGAACTTGCAGGTAATCAAGTATTTTTTTAAGAAGCAAAGGAGGTTAGAACATGACAACGGGAATTGAGGAACTGAAACTGATAAAGCCAAAGAAGGGGCGGGGGTTGGGTAAGAAGCCGCCACTTTTTTGCACGAGCTTGCGTCTACCGAAGGAGGTGATGGATTATTTCAACACCAAATATCCGTATACAAAGCAAGCCAAGATGAGAGAAATTCTTACCGAGTACATCAACAGCCAAATGCAAGGAGCAAACAATGGCAACAGCTAAAAAAGTGAAGAAAGTATCCCGCGCATCCCTGATGCGTCAATACTACAACGGCAACCCCACTGCAACACCTACGGAGGTGGCGAAGAAATTCAAAACCACGTATCAGGTTGCGTACATGGTGCGCAAGGAGATGCAGAAGAAGACCATTGAGGCGAAGCCCCTCGCAGGGAAATTCAAACGGATAGCGGCGTTCACAAGCAACAAGTCCATACTGAACCCTGAGATCACCATAGAAGAACCAAAAGCTGATCCGGTGAATCATCCTGCCCATTACAAGATAGGTGGAATCGAGACCATCGACTTCATCGAAGCGAAGGCATTGGGGTATCACTTGGGCAACGCCGTGAAGTACATCACTCGCGCCGACCACAAAGGCAACCGACTGCAAGACTTACAGAAGGCCAAGTGGTACATCGACCGAGCCATTGAGAAAGCATCGATCTAACATTTGTTAGACCAAGGGTAAATCCTAGCCGCCTTCGGGCGGCTTTTTTTCGTCTGGGTGTTGACAAAGTACAAGGTTGTGATACTATGGGGGCTTGAACACAACTGGAGTTTTATATGTTAGACACTTTAGATATTGCACGTAAAGCATGGCGTGTCACGATAGCGGGTGATGGAGGGCACTGCCCCTGTTGCACTCGATGGGGCAAGGTATACGCCCGTAACATCAACGAAACAATGTGCCGGTCGCTGGTGTGGCTGACCAAGGCAAGAGCCAATGAGCATGGGTGGGTGGACGTGCCCGAGACCGCCCCACGCTGGCTTGTTCGTTCTAATCAATTGCCAACCCTGCGCTGGTGGAACTTGGTCGAGCGCATCCCAAGCAAAAACCCCGATGCAAAACATTCTGGTCTGTGGCGACCGACCGACTTGGGCCGTAGCTTTGCCATGTGTAATGCCGCCGTGCCAAAGACTGCCTACACCTACAAAGGCGAAGTCGAGTACATGAGCGATGACACGGTTGTGATTACCGACTGCTTTGGCAAAAAGTTTAGCTACATAGAGGTGATGAATGGCTAACACCCCCGAGGCCAAGGTCAAGGCAAAGATCAAGGCAATCCTCAAAGCCCACAACAGCTATTACGCCATGCCCATCGGCACTGGCTACGGCAACAGCGGTGTGCCCGACTTCCTGTGCTGTGTGAACGGCGAATTCTTGGCTATCGAGGCCAAGGCTGGCAAGGGTGTACCGACTGCACTACAAGAAAAAAACATGCGCGAGATCGAAGCCGCAGGGGGCAGAACTTTGGTCATCAACGAGGAGAGCCTCAGACTGGGCGTACTCGAAGCCATACTGGAGAACATGCAGTAATGACCCTGACCATACAACAAATCACGCAACAATCGTTGCAGATACTTGAAAAAGAGCTTGGTCATTTATACAAACCAAAATACAAAATGAGGTTTGTGCATGGCAAGTACACCATCTATCGAAGCGAGTACCACCCTGCATGGGGCGAACGAAGATCGGTAACGCTGGCCCACGGGCTGAGCAAAGCAACAGCAACTGGAATGATGAAACTACTGGAGGACAAAAATGACTGAATTATCCGCAGGTGTACGCGCATTGGTTGGGCGCATGGAATCCAACCCCGAAGAGTTTTACGATGACGCGCAAAAGTGGCGCTTCATGTTTGGCGATAGATTCCGCGAGGTGCTGACCGAGCCCGAGAAGGGCGCACTGCACGAGGCGTTGAAGCATGTACGGCGCAAAGAGTTTGACCAGAAGGTCATGCGCGAGTTGTTGAAGGATGAGATGGAAGAAAAGCTGAAAGAAAGTAATGCTCCCTACTACACCACCGCACAGCTAGGTGTTACGAGTACTGGTGGGTTTGGCCAAGCGCAGATCAAAGCACAAGGCAGTGCCGTTACGGTTGACGAACAAACCCGAATAATCCAAGCAAAAACTTCTCTGAAAGCCTTTGAATGAACGAGTTTTGTGCGGGGGTAAAAATTTTGCTGGAGCGCATGAAGTCCAACCCCGAGGATTTTGAATTGCTCGATTTCGATGCCGTTACATATAAATCCGTTGAAGGTCGGTTCTACGACTTTGCAAAGTTGCTGACAAAGGTAATTTCATGCAATGACGACAAAGATATTTCGTGGCAGGAGTGGCGCTACTTCACTGAGGAGGAGCGTCAAGCCTTGGTTGCTGGGTTCACAGAAATGAAGAGAGCCAAGTTTGACAAAGAAATCATGGAGCGGGTGTTTGATGACCAATACATCGAGCGGCAACGCAAGGAGCAGCAATCCATATATGCCCAGAAAGTCCACGCCGCACAAGTCCACGCCGCACAAGTACAAGGCCAAGCACATCTTGCAATATCGGCACAACAGGGCGGTACGGGCTTCTCAGGCGGTGGTCTCATGAACGCTATGGGGCTTGGAGGCATCTTTAAATGAACATCCTCACAATCGACTTTGAGACCGCCTATGGTGGGACTCTTGGGTTCAAGACCCAAACCACTGAGGAATACATTCGGGACCCGAGGTTCGAGGTTATCGGTGTTGCAGTACAGATAAACGATGGCGTACCCATTTGGTTCAGCGGGAGCCACCAAGAGTTGCACCAGTTCCTCACCCCCTTCGACCTGCCCAATCATTTGGTCTTAGCGCACAACGCGCCGTTCGATGGAGCCATCCTGAATTGGATTTTTGGCATGAAGCCGAAAGGCTTTCTGGATACGCTGAGCATGGGACGCGCCCTGCATGGGACTGAGGTTGGCGGGAGTCTTGCGGTCTTAGCCTCCCACTATGGGTTGGGTGTCAAGGGTGAACAGGTTGCAAAGTACATCAACTATTTCCGCAAGGACTTCACGCCAGAGGAGTTGGCCGACTATGGAAGCTACTGCGCGAATGACGTGACCCTGACATGGGCGCTGTTCAATGCCATGAGCGAGAACTTCCCCAAGGTTGAGTTGCGGCTGATCGATTTGACCGTCCAGATGTTTACCGACCCGGTGTTGCAGTTGCACAAGGAGACCCTGCGTGACCACCTGCTCAAAGAGCGCCAGCGCAAGGAAGATTTGCTGGACAACTT